AAATATCTCGCGCACTTAATCCAGTTCCGAATTCCATCCAAGCCTCCCATTGTTCACCACTTGTTGGAACATCTAAACCAACTTGCCAAAATAATCCAGACTCCAAAACTTTTTTATTAATTTTTTGTCTTATAAAACTTAAATTAATTGATGCATCTCCAATTTGATACGAATTTGGTGCATTTCTAGTAGCATCAATTTCAATATTAGTTGCTGCGCTTGCCAAAGAATCTTTAACTGCTTCAACAATTGCATCTCGCTTTTTATCTAAATCAGCTAGGGCCTTATCAAATCCTTTAACTGTTACGCTCATACTCCAATCATTCTAATTATGTACTCTTTGTGTTGCCTTTGGTCATCTAATTGAACGCCAAGAATTTTGTAATAGCGGTTACGATAATAAACCTGTTGATCTTCGCTAGGAATAAAAGAAACGCGATGTTGAATAGCAATTGTATAAGTATTAGGCAAAACCATTTCTCCTGCCTCCAAAGCGTTTCCTCCGTTTGTTTGCTTTACAGAAGCATAGGTGGATAAACGTGTTGCCGGATTAACTGTTGTACCTCCAGCTCCATCACTTACCGCTTGAAAGGAAACAAACTCAACCTTTTGATCGTACTTGCCAAAATTTATCATACAAATAAGTCTGCTCTATATTTTAACTCTGCTGAAATGCTAGCTTTTTGAGCATATTGCTCCTGAACACTAATCATGTTCTGTCTAAACGCAAAATCAGTTGCAATTCTTTTAAGCATCGCTACTCGCAAATCCAAAGGCAAAGGATTAGAGTTATTAAATCCAGCCGTATAGGTGTAATTTTCAACCTCTGTTTCATCCGTTGTTACATCCGCCACCCAAGGGCCAATTGGATATATTCTCTCACCTCTTTTATTATTCGTGATAACGACATTTCTTTGAACATAAAGCATTCCTGAAGCCTTCTCAGATTCATTTCTAGCAGAAGGTATTAATTCGTTTGTTATAAAAGCATCCCAGTCATTATAATCAATTTGCATCCAATCCTTTGCCTCTGGAAGAGTAATTGGCTCCGTTGCTACTTGGAAACTGTATCTAATGTCGAGTGGTCTAATTACGCTCATTTCGTTTTTATTTCTTGTTTGTCCATTTTGACCCAAACTGCTAATCCTTTGTCAACTAGGTAAGTGTCGTAAGTCTTCCCTACGCTTATTACTTCGCCTTTTTGAAATGGTGCTAGGTCAACTAATAATTTTATCATAAAGATACTATTTATTTCATTAAATGTTTTTTCTCATTCCAAGGCTCGAAATCAGTCCAAGGTCTATAAGAATGAAAAACATAAAGCGAACGGATTAAACCAATCTTTAAGCCAAGCTCTTTAACTCGCATTGAAAACAAAGAATCAAAAGCTAAGCTATTCTCAACAAACTTAATTTTCTTCCATGTCTTGTACTGAAATGCCATAAAGAATCCGGCAATGTATTCATTAATCTCTTCTACCCCACCCCCCTCATATGACATGGCGATGTTGTAATGGTTTCTTATGTTTAAATCGCTGCTAAACGCTTTTCCATGCAATTGGTGCTTTGACCTTAGCCGATTGGTATAACATCCAACCAAGCCAAATTTGTCTCCATCTAAAGACAAAGCATCGTGTATTCTCTTTCCCCAATCTGGGGTCAGATACAGAATGTCTCCGTCTTGCATTACTACCCAATCATCATCGTTTGCATTTAAACTAGCCAAGTAATCGTTGTAGGCTTTACCTATATTTTTGTTTAAGTCAAAAGGGTTTGAATAAAATATATTTAAAGGTTGATCCACGTTCTCTCCTCGTAAAAGTTTAAATTCTTTTCTGAAAATGGGTAAGCAAAATTACACTGGCTTTTAGTCGCAATAATTGCTGGAAATCTTTCGGTTAAATATCGATTCATTTCGTAATCCTTTATTCTTAGTTTTACTTTCTCAGTATTAAACCAGTAAAACGACCCAGAGTAATGAAACTCTTGAGGAACATAAGGAGGGCATGGCAAAAGTTTACCGCATACCCCAGAAAATAGCTTATTAGAAAGGTCTGGAATACTATCTAAGTTACCTTTGTATAATTGCTCAATCCAAATATCCAATCCACTCCAGACAGGTCGAGAAACGCCTTTACAATGAGCGTAAAACGTAATCCCATCCTTTACTTTGTTGATGGAGTCTATAAAATGAACCGACTCACCTAGTCTAGGATTATTCTCTACAATCTCAAACTCACAGTCGCTCGGTAGAAGCGATTTTAAAGGCTCTAGGAAGGCTTTACCATCAATTGCAACCTTGACTACCTTTTTACCATTAAACACGCTCCAGTACTTGTTTAATAGCCTTAAATTAAGCCTGTGGTAATGCGTAATCTTTCCTCCGTAATAAATGAAGTAGATTAGATTTTTTGGAACGTGAGTGCCCATTGTGTTGGTGTTTTTGGCTTCTCAATTAATTTATATCCTAACGATTTAAACATCGCAATCCATTCTTTCTCTTGCTTGATATTGATGTGTCCCCAATCAGCGTCAAAATCTGTCGTTTCAGGAGTAGAAGAGAAAAGAATAATATTTGGTGAAACCGCATTTAAAGCCTTTGATATTTCGTCATCAGTCATGTGTTCGGCCACTTCGATCCATAACATCAAATCTGATTTCTTTGGCTTTTGCAATACCTTTAACTTTGGGTAATTTTCTTTGCAATAATCTCTATGAGATTTGAAAATGTCTTGGGCCGTGATCTCAAATCCATTTTGTCTCAGCACCTCAGAGTAAACTCCAGTTCCACATCCAAAGTCTAACACACTTTCTGGTTTAAACTTTTGGCAATAATCTGCAACCTCTTGAGCCAACGCTACAAATTCTGGATTGGAAAAGGTTAAATTAAAATTCTCAATTTCTGCTTTTAAGAAATCGTCTTCGCTAATATTCATATTTTGGTTTTTAGATTTCGCCGCAAGGCTTACAATTTTTCTTAAAATACACTTCACAAGCAGTACCATCAGGATTGCTTGGCTCATTATCAAAGTAAATTTGTGCCTCGCTAGGCTTTGCCGTGTATCGCTCGCAAGTTAGTTTCAGCTTGCATCTCTGAGGCTTACACATCGTAAATGTTGCCATATCTTATAATTTATTTTAAAGTAAATGATTTTGAACTCGTTAAACAAAAAAAGGCGGGAAAATTTCCCGCCCTTTTAACACTAAACACAAAACACAAACTAAATATTAGGTAGTCTCAAGAAGAGCCTTAGCAGTTGAGAATACACCCTTAACCAATACCGGAGTATCGTTAGCAGAGATGAACTGCACCAAACGCTGCTCGATTCTTACAGTCTTCAAGTTGTCGATGAAGTCATCGCCAGACTCTCCGATAGCTACTTGCAAACCGCTTCTCAAACGTACGTTGATAACAGAAAGGTCACCACCTACGAATTGTGCAGCTGTTCCGGTCAAAGCGTTGGTTGGGATAATGTTTACACCCCAAGCAGAAATTCCACCTTGTGCGTTGAAAGTAACGCCAGCTGGCAAGATATACTGCTTATCAGCATCCTTCTCAGAAAGCATCAAGTGATACTGTCCAGTCTCAACGAATACGCCTGTTGCAGTTCCGTTTGCAGCTCTTACTTGAGCGATGATTCCGTGGATAACATCCCAGTTAGTAGCAGCCTCAACACCACCAGCCATTGATCCACCAGTGAAAGTGGTAGACTTAGAAAGCAAACCAGCAAGCTGAGGAGATGTACCGTTACCAGTAAACAATTGGTTCTCGATTACAGTCTCAACACGCTTAACACCATTGGATTGGATGTAAGAAGCCAAGTAAGCGGCATCTTCCAACATTTCCATAGAAACCTTCATGTGAACACCAATCTTCTCAACTTTAGCTCTCTGCTCTTTGTACTGAACATCGATTTGAGTCTTCTCAACACCTTCACCAATCATTACTGGAGTTCCCTCCTGATCGTATTCTTCTACCCATACTGCGTACTGAGTTCCGATTGCTCCAACGCTTGCATTAGCAAGGTAAGTCAACAAACGCTGACGGATAGGAGAAACAACACCAGTAAACTCAGAAATAGTTACTTGTCCAGAAGAAGCTTCGTTAGCGATTGTAGAAGCTAGAGTAATAGTTCCAACTGCCTTCTCGTTGATTTCGAATACCAAAGGAGCCTTAAGACGAGCGTTAGGCTCAGACTTCAATCTTTCGATTTCTGCTCTTACTGGCTCGTAAGCCTTCATAAATGCGGTTTTGAAATCTTCAGCATTTACTTCTTTGTCAACTGCATTCTTTTGCATTGCAATGTCCAACTTATCAAGTTGCTTTTGCATTTCTGCTGCCTCTTCTTTGGTTACTACACCATTCAAAGACTTCAATAGGCTTTCAGCCTTTTCGAAAGCTTCGTTAGCTTTCACTTCTGCATTGCTTGCTTTAGCCTTAAGAGCCTCGCCAGCTTCTGCGATTACCGATTTAACGGCATCGATTGTTAAATTTTCCATGATTCAAATTGTTTTTTAAGTTCGTTAATTGTAATTATATCTACGGGCTCGGCTTCTTTAATCTCCAAAGTAGGCTCGGCTGGCTTTAGAAATTCCAAAAGTGATTTAAGTTGATTTTCTAATTTTTCAAGTGTTTCATCGGTTGCGTCAGATGTCTTTACAAACTTCTCAAGTCTGTCAAGATATTCAAACGCGTCCGCTTCGCTTTTAAGATCGATAAACGTGGTCTCAGGATTAGCACCCAAAAATTGTACCGCTGAGCCTTCGTACATCATTACTTCCTTAATTAGGTTCGCTTTAGCTTGCTGGTCGAACTGCTCTTTTATAGTTCTGAATCCAAAAGAGTGCTGGTTAATCAATTCGCTCTCAATCATCTTTTGAAAGTCTTGGCCAGCAGCATGACTACCAATTTTAGCCTCATAACGCAAGCCTTTATTGTCTTCGTAAAGATTGGTGATTTTTGCTACAACTTTATTTTTATCGTGATCTAGCAAATACTTGATTAACTGCTTCCCTTGTGGGCCGCGCTCCATTACAGTCTTGGTAAACGCTCCATGCTCAATAACATCGCCATCGAGGTCTTTGTTACCGAAAACGGCAAAATAACCCGAAACAATTCCTTGTTTCATGTCACTATCTGTAAAGCCTTGGTTCAATCCTTTTTTTACAAAACCCATATCGCTAGTCTTTTCTAATTCCTTTAATTTATTTCTGCTCCACGTCAAAGCAGCCCTACCCCCCCACGCATCGTACATCAACAACCCACAACCATCAGAATAAGATGACGAAGACTCTAAATCTACTTCATGTCTGCTAAGATAGCTAAACATTCTTTTAATCGTATCAACTGAAAGAGGTTCTCCGTTTGCAAGCTGATTTGCCCTCTGTTTTCCGACCGGAGTTCCACATGGCCCCCATCCGTTCTCATCAACGTATTTCAAAACTCTTTTGGCATTATTTCTAACCGCCTCGGGATAATCGGAATACGTTTGCTCGGCTTTCTCTAGCATTGCTTATTCGTTTAGACAAATATACAAATAAATAAAATTAACAAACAAAACTGCTTACAGAACAAAAGTATCCTTAAAATACCTTCTAGCGTAAGATTCTGAAACGTAAACCACTACACATGAGCAGTTTATCGTCTGAGCAGCTCCTCCGTTTAAATCGCCAGGCTTGTCCATTAACACCTCAACTCCATTCGTAAAAAACACAAACGGCTGATCAAATCTCTTCGGTTTATTCTGTGCTTGTATGTGCTGAATCCTTGGCTCCTTTGCACCTCCATGAATCCATATCTTCCATAATGAAGTACCTGTCTCATTGGCCCATTGAATTGCAGATTGCCTCTTGCCTTCATTGTATGCCCGTGTCGATTCAGTCCTAGCGATTGCCCTAGCTCTCTTAATATCAGGAATCTGCTCAACCAACAACTCTTCAATCTGTCTAGGAGTTAATCCATCCTCAATCCCTTGAGCAACTATCTCGTTAACTTTTTTTTGACTAGTGTCCGTTACATCAAAGATTAACTGACCTAAATTCTGAATTACCCAATTCTTTATAAATTCAAGCCAAGTGCTAACAAAAAAATCATTTGGTAATAAAGCCTTTTGTTTATTGTCCTGACGAATCCGATTAAACTCTTTAGTGGCAGAATCAACAAATACAGCCTGATAGAACTTTACATAAGCATCTTGCATCGGCAACAAAGGCACAACTGGCTTTGCTTGCTCTTTTAATGCCTCAGTAAATATTTTTACTCCAAGGCGTTCGTATTTCTTCAAATCAGCTTGAGCTGACCTTCTAACCTTAGAGTAATTTATTTTATTCATTTCTTATGCTTGGAAATCCACAAAGTCCGTTGCAGCGTTTCCTAGTGCCTCATCGCTTGGAATCACGTTGCTAGGTATCCAATGCACATCCATCGCTGGGTCTTCGCTAGCGTGCCAGTTCAACAAGCTTCTAACCTCATTGCCTGTAAAGTATGGAGACTTGCCATAAGTATCCAAAATTACTTGAACATCTGGTTGTAACTCAGAGAACGATGAAATATCAAAGTCTAAAACATAATCCATGCCGTAAGACATCCCTAGCCACTGCGTAAACTTCTCCTCAATCATTTGCAACTGCGGCATAATCACATCGGTAACCAAAGCCTTCTGTGCACCTTCCAAATTGGCATAGGTAGCGTTGGAAGTAAATAAAACAGGATTAACTCCCCAAAGACCGCAAAGTGTTTGCAAATCCATGTTCTGAGAGTTGATAATATCCATCGCCACAGGACTCAATCCGATTGCATCGTAACGCAAAGGAATCGAGGAAGCCACAATCTTATTTAAGTTCTTATTACCGTTTATCCTCTCATCAATCCGCTCATCCATCTTAGCTCTCTGATCAGGCGACGGCCAGAACTCAGGGTTATTAATATTAGGAGAAATAATGCCTTTTGCTCCTCCATTCTGGAAAGTCTTCTGCTTTGCTTCTGTCGCTTCGTTGTTAGCTTGCAATGTTGTTAAACCAGCCAAGAGCGGAGGCATTCCTCGAAGTTGCGCTCCGTTCAAATCCCAAGTTAAATTCGTTGTTTTGATGTGCAATACTTGGTCAGCTGGAATCTCTATATTTTGGTCTCCAATTATCAATTTGTAACCTCTTACAGGCTCGAATAAACTGCCAGCCACTAACTCGACATAGTTAGACGGCAAAACGTACATCTCCTTTATTTTGCCCTTATTTAACCCATCCTGAGGAGCAAAGCCGTAAACAAAGATTTCTCCACTAGTATTGTACCACGTTAGCATAGAATCAAGAAACTCCGCCCAAGTTTGCATTGGATTCGGATTCTTAATCAACTGGCTTACGGGATCAGAGTAGTTAACGTCTTGCAATTCCTTTTTACGAAATGCTATGCTTTGCAATCTGTTAAGCTCTTTTGAGTTATATTTTCCTCCTCTGTATTTTTTAGCCGCTTCAGTTTCCTTGTAAACGTATGTAGGGCATTGTTTGCCTTTTTCGGCTATCTTTCGAATAATTGAGTAAACAAGAGCGTTTCCTTTGTATCCTTTGTCTATAAATGTTTGTTGGTTTGAGTCATACCAAACAACCATTGTGGAGGCCGTAAATTGACCGTATAGAATTTGATTGAGAAGGTTTACATCGGGTTTCTGAGGTGTCGAAATAACCGTAGGATTGATGTATGACCTTAGAGCCTTTAATAGCATAGCATATTCGTTTTAGCAAATATACTTATTTATTCTTTTCTAAAAATGTAACTCCATAAAACCAAGTTACTACCATAACGGCGCGAGCGCTCCAATGCCAATTAAATACGTTAAAATCCAATGTCACGAAAACTATGAATAAATAAGTGATTAACATTAAGATAAGCGCGGCAATTGTTTCTTTTTTCATATTGAGAATTCGAAGTTGTTTTTTACCATTAGTTCTGTTAATCCCCAAACAAGCGCGTCAACTCGATCGGGCGATTTTCCTTTATCAGGGTTAAAGGTTACCATTTGCGATTCTAAGATAGGGAAACTTCCAACGTGATATATTTGCCCTTGCTCATATAATGAATAAACGGGTTCCGCTCTCACATATTTTCCCTTTGTCGCAGTTACTAGCTTTATTCTAAAATTACTTCCTTGCGACTTTAATACAGCTTCAACCATGTCGCCACCTTGGTTTTTTTCAGCTACAATGCAATCGGCGTTCCAACGGAAGGCGGCATCATTTGCGACCTTTGCCCAATGATTCGGCGAGTATTTACCGCTAAGGTCTTCTAGAACGTATCCAAATCCTTCCTTATCTTTGCCGACAATTATTAATCCTGTTTCGTCGCTTTGCATATTTGCAGTAACTGCGGGGTCAATTGCCACAATTATCCTTGTTAGGTTCGGCGCCTCATCTATTCGGGCTTTACCGATTATTGCGCGATTCCATAGCATTCCGTCAGCATCATCTAGCCAAGTACCTAAAAACAGGTGTTCATATCGCGCGCGGTTTTCTTTCTTTGTCTTTTCCGCTGCTTGTATGAATGAATCACTTAAATTCTCTTTGTTGTCTATGTATGTCGTATGTATGTAGGTCGTATCTTCTCTTTTCTTCTTTACGAAATCGTTGTATATCCAATGGCTTTTGTAACTCGGATTCATTACTAGAATCACGCGGTTTGGGTTATCCTTTGCGCGTATTGATAAATCCACCTTGTCGAAAACATCTGGGTCGGTTAGTTCCTCGGCTTCATCAATTACCCACGTTGACAAACCGGCAATCGATTTAAGATTTGCAGTGTTAACGCCTGAACTCGTTTTGATGCCGCGAAATAGAATCTTTGAGCCTGTTAATTTATTTATTATTTCTGATTGGGTAACCTCAAAGTCGTTTACTTTTCCCATTATTTCTATTTTGTCGAGAAACTCGGGGATAATTGAAATGAACGCACTCACCAAGGTGTAACGCGTGAACAATATGACGTGTCCTTTTTGATACGTTAAATTAAGTAGGAACAGCGCCAAAGTCCAAGATTTACCCGATCCGCGTCCGCCTGTAATTAAATAATAACGGGTATCTGGCGTCTCATAGAATAACGGTTTATAGTCTTCCAATAAATTGATCATATTAAAAAAGATAGGTTTGTTTATTATCAATTACCAAAGGTTCGGCCTGGTCGCTTTCTTCTTGTTCGTCTTCGCTTACTAACTTTGCCTGTTCTATTGCAACTCTTTTGCCTATCCATTGAATAGGAGGCGCTATTTTTTCACCGTTCGAAGTAACGTCTATTTGCTGTTTAGGTAATCCAAACCGGTAAGAAAGCCAAAGTTTTAGCGCGTTCGTGTCACCTTGCGCGCACTTCATTAACAAGGCTTCCCATATTTTTTCAGGGACACAAATCGCGTCCATTTGTTCTATCAACTTGATTTCCTGTATTTTAGGTGGTCGACCCGAATTTGGCCGCGGTCCGCCGCGTTGTTTCTTTTCCATATATTACAAAGGTGTGCACAAAAAAATAGGTTTATTTTGGTTAATCAAAGTAAAGGTAAATGAAAATAAATAAAAAAAAATAAAAAATATTATTACAAATACTTGCACATAAGTACAAACCTTTGTACATTTGATAAGTGATAAGGCACAAACAAATCGCAAAAGGCGGTTTAAAAAGTAAAAAAAAAAGAGTAAAAAAAGTAAAAAATATTTCACTAATTACTTGCAATTACTTACAAACCTTTGTAAATTTACTTAACAATTAGAAACACAAACACTAAAACACAAACACAATGACAACTTCAAACAACAACACAGCAACAAGAAACAACGAGAATGCAAAAGCCAATATTATCGCTTTTGGAATTATGGCCCTGGTAATAATTATCGGCCTGGTTTATGGTATGCAGTTAGACGCGATCGGGTATTAATTATGAAGAAAGCCACCAAAGTACTCGCACAAATCATTTACACAATTATCGCATTAAGTCCTATATTTTTCCTAGGTTACTTGCTAGGTTTACAACTACTTAAATAAACACAAACAATAATAAACACGACACAAAATGAAAACTCAAAACTTATTAGGAACGGGAAATAGTAAATTAGTAAAGACTGCAAAAGAGTTCGGCGTACGGATATTCAATTTTTCGATCCCTGCCGGTAATGATAAAAAAAGCGGTAAAATAACTTGTCCTTTCGCTGGAAGCTGTTTAAAGCTTTGCTATGCAAAACGCGGAATGTATCGCTTTGGTAACGTGGAACGCGCCTTGACTAAAAGATATGAGGCTAGCAAGGAGGAAAATTTTGTTGAAACAATCACAAACGAACTAAGCAAGGTTAAAAAAGATAAACAAACGTACGTACGAATCCACGATAGCGGGGACTTTTATAGTCCGACGTACTTTGCAAAGTGGCTAGAAATAGCTAGATTAAATCCAAGCGTTCGTTTTTACGCGTACACTAAATCGCATTCGTTTATCCGTGGTATAAATTTGCCCGAAAATTTCGATCTTATTTTTTCCCTTGGTAGTAAAAATGACGAACTAATTAACCAGGATACAGAGCGCCACTCAAAGATATTTTATTCATCTGAGGAAATGCAAGCGCAAGGCTACACGGATTCAAGCTATCTAGACATAGTGGCGACTAAGTGGATCACAGAGAATCACAAAATAGGTTTAATCATTCACTAATAAAAAACACTAAAAAAATGGGACGTTTTATAACCGCTAAATTTACCAGCGTATGCGCTGGAACGGGCAAAACAATAAACAAAGGCGAAACTATATTTTTCGACGGTAAAGCCTACAGCGAAGGATCAAAAGCCTACAAAGATAGGAAGGAAGCTAACCAAACCTTTGCACATATACAGGCGAACGAAAACGCCTATTTTGATAATTTTTGTTTACAAAATAATATTTAAAACATGAATGATTTATTCGAATATCCTGAACAATGGCCCGCTAATTTGCGGGCTATTTTGGCGCGTTACATGGCAAAGGAACAAACGTACACCAACTTAATACGACTTGAAAACGACTTATTAAAAATAGGCTATTCGATTGAGTACGGTTTAGATTGTATGGCCTACAACTTAAACAAAATAAACAAATGAGAAAGCCCTATTTTACTATTCATTCAGTTAAAGCGCTCGAAAGCCGGGCGTTTTCTGTAATTCGCGCAAATATTGAGAACACGCCAGATAAATTAGAATTAGCTAAAAAGCTTTATCCTAGTTCGGTTTGGTTTATTGAGTTCCACGACGTAAAAATTAGCGTTCGTCCTGTTTATGGAGCGTAATTTTCGGGCTTATTTTAGCCCGTTTAACGAGTTTAAATTTTAGCGTATATATTACCTATAGTAAAAAAAAATCGCTTTACCACGGGCTTAAAAATAGCTTAATAAACCAAGCGCGAAACCGTAGTATAAAACAAAATAGGTAGACGAAACCCAAACCAGAGGACGAAACCCAAACGAGTGGACGAAACCCAAAGCAGTAGTATAAAACAAAATAAGTAGTGGAAAAGGAAAAGAAGTTTAATAAAATTAAATAAGTAGAAGGAAACCTACTACAAATGTCTAAAATTTTGCGGCCGCAAATTGCGACCTGAACAAATAAGTAGTGGAAAACAAAACCAGCGCCGCGATCTAGTGGAAAACAAAACCAGTAGTGGAAAACAAAATTTCCCAGGCGCTAGTGGAAAATAAAACTGGATCGCGCCAGTAGTGGAAAACAAAAATTCCAGCGCGCTAGTGGAAATTAAAATCGGTAGTGGAAATTAAAACCACTTAAACAAAAAACTTACCGCTGGTGGAAAACAAAAATAAATTTTACAATTCACTTGCAATTAATATACAGAAGTTTGTACATTTATATCACACTAAAACACACACACAAAATGCTAAAAGATCACCACTTTATTTTTGAGCAATCGGGATTCAGTCTCGAGCTTGAATCTTTCGAGAACGAAGGAATTGTTCTTGACCTTTATTTCGGTAATGGAAAATCGCTCACGCTAGAACTTTACGACTGTTTAACAGAAAGATTCTCCGACCATTACCGCACGATTTGTGCAATTCTTGATTCTTTTATTATTGAACAATTAGAAAACAACGTACAATTATGCTTTACGAAATGATGACCGCCACAGAATACGGAGTATTGCGTGGCTTTAGCGAAAAATCAACAAGAGTTCACCAGATTATTCGATCTGGAGTTAATCCACCTGAGTGGGTTCATCCGCCTAGAAAGCTAGGAAATCAATGGGTAGTTTTTGTTTCAACTGAATGGATAGAAAATGGTAGAGGAAATAATTGAGCAATGGATTCTCGAGAACTACGGAAAACTAGCCGATAGTGAAAAATTCGAGATAATGAAAACCTTCGAATTGTACTGGGATCAATTTAATTTCCCATACGCTGAGATTAAAACGCTAAAAAAATACCCACCCCCCCCCTTTTTTCCTAACTAAAACGAAAAAAAAACACGAAACACATGAAAGAACTAATTGCAATTCAATCCGAGCTAAAAGCTCCAAAGAACCAGTTTAACGCGTTCGGCAAGTACAAATACCGATCCGTTGAGGATATTCTGGAAGCGGTTAAACCTTTGCTTCTAAAATATGAATGCACCTTGATTATCGAGGACGAAGTAAAAGAGGTTGGCGGAATTGTTTTCATTGAGGCAACCGCATCGATTCAAAAAGACATGGAAGGCCGAGCGGTAACGGCGCAAGCTGGCATCGACATCAACCGCAAAGGAATGGATGTGGCGCAAAGTTTCGGTAGCAGCAGCTCATATGCTCGAAAATACGCGCTTAACGGTCTTTTTCTCATCGATGATACAAAAGACCCTGATTCAACCAACGATCACGGCGGTAAAAAAGAGGAATTAAATCCTTCTCATGTAAAATGGAATGGAGCAAAGGATTCTTTAGCTAATGGAAAAGTAACGCTAGAGCAAATTAAGTCGGTTTATATTTTAACAGCACAAAACGAAAAACTATTATTATCATGAACTTTAAATGCAGAGCAAGTGCGCTTGGTCATTTGATGACTAACGCTAGAAGTAAAACAGAAACTTTGTCTCAGACAACAAAAAGTTATCTACAAGAATGGTACAAAGAGCAGATTTACGGCGTAAAAAAGCAAATTAAGTCAAAGTACATCGAAAAAGGATTGGCTTTGGAAGATCAGGCTATCGAGTTTTACTCGGTAGCTATGGAAAAGGACTTCATGATTAAAAATCTGGACAAATTTGAAGATGATTTCTTCACAGGAACTCCAGATTGTTTTCATGACGGAATAGTTTACGACTTTAAAACCTCGTGGGACTGCTTTACCTTCCCTCTGTTTGACGATCAGCCTGATAATGGGTACTTCTATCAGTTGCAAGTTTATATGCATCTGACAGGCTTAAAAAAGGCCAAATTGGTTTACACGCTTCAAGACACTCCAGAGTTTTTGACTTACGAGGAGCCGGTAAGCTACTCTCACGTGGAAAACAAGTTCAGAATCAAGGAATTTGATATCGATTACGATCCAGAAGTGATTGAAACGGCGAAAAGTAGAGTTTTGGAATGTAGAGAATATTTAAACGGAATTGGAATATGAAAAAGCAAACAGCAGTAGAATGGATACATCATCAGCTAACTTCCACTTGGTTTGATAGCAAGACATCAGAGGAAATTCTTAGAATAGCAATGGAATCCGAAAAGCTACAAATAAAAAAAGCATTTATTGACGGAAGATTTGATCAAGAAAAATTTGATTTCAATTCAGAAGAATACTATCAAGAAACCTACGGAAAGAAATGACATCACTAAATCAGGAACAAAAAGACGAAATAGTTAGGCTATATAAACTTAAAGTAATGAATAAAAATATAGCTACTATTTTAAATATTAGTAGGCACATAGTAAACAATTACATCTACAAAGACTACTTGCTTACTAATGAAAGAGCCAAAAATACTTGCTCTTACATGAAAGATGCAGATAAGGTAATTGAATTATATGTTAAAGGATTACCGTATAAAGAAATTATGTCTTTCACTGGTGTAAAATACCATCATTTGTGCGAGATTATAAAACTTACACCAAAAAGAAGAATTGATCCTTTATCTATAAAATTAGTTAGGCAAATAGAGAGCATGGTAGAGGAAAATTGGAGAACTTGCGATATAGCAAAAGAGATGAATTTAGACTACAATCGAGTATCACATTGGGTGAGAAAAGCACGAAAGGAGGGTGTACACTAGTTTACACTAAGTGTACACCTAAGTGTAAACCAAAATCGGCCTCCATTGCCTCCAATCGCAATAAGTGAACACTTTGAACACTTTTTGACAAAAATGAAAAAAAATAAATTTTCACCTAGTCAAAAAAAATACATTATAAAAAAAAGTGTAAACCTGTAAACCTAGGGCAAAAAACGGCCTAAAATCCCGCTAATTTAAGCGCATTGGCACTTTAGGGGGGTTTACACTAGGTGTAAACTAAGTGTAAACTTGTGTACACTTTTTTGCCAAAAACAGCTAAATTTTACCCTACCCCCCCCTCTTTTTTCAAACCTTTGTAAAACACAAAAATGAACGTAACACTAGGAAGAGCAATTAACTTACTGAACTCAGGGTTCAGTGTAATGCCCATATCGGAGGGTAAAAAACCTCTGATTTTATGGAAGGAGTACCAGACAAAAAAGATAGAAAAGTCAGAATTAGAGAAGCTCGAATACAAGACCAAAGGATACGGTATTATAACTGGTTTTTACGATGTTGAATGTATAGATGTAGACTTAAAGGTATTTCCAACTATCCAAGACGGAAAGAAGTTCTGGAGTGACTTTATTTCTTTTATATCAGATTATATTGATGACTTTAATAGAAAGTTTGTAATATATAAGACTATAAATTCAGGTTACCATATTATTTACCGATGCTCGAAGGTAGAGGGAAACAGAAAGCTTGCAACACTTAAGGGACATTCTCAAGCCTTAATCGAAACTAGGGGAACTGGTGGATACATTTACATCTACGACAATCAAGTATCTGATTTGTCTTATGAGCAAGTGCAGGAGATTACGGAAGAAGAAAGAGAGATTCTGTTTGGATTGTGTAGGTACTTCCATTACGATGAAGCCAAGGAGGAAACTAAGATTGAAATCACAGAATATAGTGGACTTACTCCTTGGCAAGATTATAATCAGAGAAACAAGGTGCTAGATTTAATTGCAAATGAGTTTACCGCAGTTAAGCACCTCACGGATCGGATAGTGATAAGAAAAACTAATTCTAAGGATGCCTTGCATGGATTTATATACAAGGATAGCGGATTGTGTTATCTCTTCACTACGGCCACGATTTACCCTCACGAGACACCTTTAACTCCGTTTAGTATCTACGCATACAAGTACTTCAATGGAGACTTCTCAATGGCTGCAAAAGAGCTGTATAAGGAAGGCTATGGTGAGCGTAAGATTCGCAAGGTAGAAATAGAGAAAATTGAGATTCCGCAAGAGGATTTAATATTTCCGATTGATGTGTTTCCAGAGTCATTGCAGAGTTATATTCTGTTAAATCAGAAAACACTTAATCATTCTATTGACTACATGGGATGTTCATTGCTTTGGCTTTTGTCTCTTTGCATTGGAAACGCTTGCAAGGTAGAGGTAAAAACGGGCTGGAGGGAATCTTGCAACATCTGGATCGGATTAATAGGCAAGGCAGGACTAGGAAAAACACCTAGTATAAATGCCATCATCTTCCCGATTGCTAAGAAAAATAGCTTTGAGATTAAGCATTACCAGAACGAGTACAAAAAGTACAAGGAATTTGAGCGATTGACTGCAAAGGAAAAAAAGGATGTAGAGGAAATTAAGGAGCCTGTAAGGAAGCAGCTAATTGTAAATGACATCACCGTAGAAGCCTTGGCGGATTTGCACGAGGAAAATCAAGTAGGTATTGCGGTATTTAAGGATGAGTTGAATGGGTGGATTAAGGACATGAATAAATACAAGCCTGGCTCTGATCTCGAATTCTGGCTCTCATGCTGGTCTAACCAAGCAGCAATTCTAACTAGAAAGTCTGCAAAAAGTAGCTTTGTTGCGAGTCCATTGATTCCTGTTCTTGGTGGTATTCAGCCTGGTATATTTTCTCAGATTTCCACCATGGAAAACAAAGACAATGGATTCCTAGACAGATTGCTAGTAAGTTACCCAGACAAGGAGATTGAACACTACAATAAGAACTCAATTGACCAAGAAATATTGGATTGGTACGAAGCTTACATTAGTCAGTTCTATAACCTAGTGAGAAACCAAGTTTTGCAGTACACTAAATTTGGAGAGATTGAGAGTCGAATCATTCGATTTGATAGCAAAGCAGATATTGAGTGGGAGCGTATCTTTAACAACATCACAGATTTGCAGAACTCTGATGATATATCGGAATATGTTAAGTCGATGTTGAGTAAGCAGAAAGCTTATGTCCCTAGATTTGCTCTTTTGATTAATACGCTTTGGTCATTCGAGACCGGAAAGGATTTTGACTTTGTTACTAGGGAATCTTTACTGAAGGCAGAAAAATTGAGTAACTATTTTATTGCGATGTCAAAGAAAATTAAGATTAGTAGTCTTGAATCCAATGAACTTAGTGAGATTATCAGGTCTATGAAAAATGAGTCAATAGAAAAGAAAATTGAGATGATTAATAAGACCATCCCTGATTTTAACCGCTCTGAATTAGCAGAGTTACTAAATGTAAGTAGAACAACGATTTATAAACACTTAAAGAAATGAAAACAATAAATAGTTTAAGTGGAGGCAAAACCTCATCATATTTGGCGGTGCATTATCCAGCGGATTATCAAATTTTTGCTTTGGTACAAATTGAGGATATTAATTGCAAGCCTAAAGATTTAAGTCTTGTAAAGTACGCCTCCGAAAAGCTAGGAAAGGATTTTATTGCAACGGCAGAAAGCGACCTTACTTTGTACGCAATGCGAGACCTTGAACAATTGATTGGAAAAGAAATTATTTGGGTTGCTGGAAAAACCTTTGACGCTTTAAACAAAAAGAAAAAGGCAATACCTAATCAACAATTTAGATTTTGCACTACCGAGATGAAATTAAGACCAATATTTGATTGGTGGTATAAAAACATTGGCGAAAAGGTTAAAATGGGAGTTGGCTTTAGATACGACGAAAAGGAAAGAGCCGAAAGATTTAGCACAAGTTTTAACGGGATTGTAGGTAAGGGTAGTGGGGATAGAAACAAATGGAAAGAAATAGAATGGCGAGAAGGTTATTTTCCATTAATTGAAAATAAATTAACTCATTATCCTATTTATCAATGGGCACAGAAAAGCGGTATAATATTTCCACCCGATAGCAATTGCGTTGGATGCTTTTGGAAGCCAGTACAACAACTTAGAAAAAATTGGGACACAGAGCCGGCCAAAATGCAGTGGTTTGCAGATCAAGAAAAGAATGCTACTTGGAAAAAAGAAATGAGTTATGAGCAAGTTAAAACAATTGGATTGCAACAAGATTTTAATTTTGGAACAGGTAGCGGATGCCAAGCTGGATTTTGCACAGATTAAACACTTAAACAAATGATTGAAGCACTAGACGAAGTATCAGAAATTCCATTTGATGTATTTTGGGATAAATTCATAGAAGCAAGACCTGGGGAGTACGATAAGACTTATACCCAAGGGATATGGCTAAAAATGAGAGAAGCAAATAGGGTACTTGCATTTGGTTACCTATGCAGGTTTGGAACAGATTACAAGGCACCACATATACATCTAGAAGTTTTTGATTTACCCTTCTAAATACCCACCCCCCCCCTTTTTTATATGAGACACGGCTCTTTATTTTCAGGTATTGGAGGCTTTGATTTAGCCTCAGAGTGGATTGGATGGGAAAATGTTTTCCATTGCGAATGGAATGAATTTGGACAAAAAGTTTTAAAATATTACTGGCCTAAAGCAATAACTTACAATGATATCACCAAGACAGATTTCACTATTCACCGAGGAACAATTGACATCCTTACAGGTGGATTCCCATGTCAACCATACTCATCCGCAGGAAAGAGACTTGGAAAAGAGGATTCGAGACACCTCTGGCCTGAGATGCTTAGAACAATTCGAGAGATTCAACCGACCTGGGTTGTGGGCGAAAACGTTCGCGGGCTTACTAATTGGAACGGAGGGTTGGTTTTCGATGAAGTGCAGGCTGACCTGGAAGCTGAAGGCTACGAAGTCACACCGTTTCTACTTCCAGCTTGTGCCGTTAACGCACCACATAGAAGAGACCGAATTTGGTTTGTTGCCTACTCCTCTAGCGCAAGCAAGAGAGCAAAAGAGCTTCGACAAATACGATCAGAGAATGGAGAGATTGATAGAGAAGGGTCACAAACCATTTACCATGCCATTAGACCAAATGGCATTGAGGGGACTACTTCCGACTCCGACCTGTTTCGATGCGACCAACGCATCCAACACAATGAAGTCAACACAGGTGAAGGAAGGATCAATGCATTCAGTCACATTGACAAGGGCATTTTCAATGGGGATGCTACCGACTCCGAACTCAAGGGATTACAAGGATGCACAAACACCCGAAAAGTATCAGGAAAGAAAGGAACTTTGGGCGGAAAAAGGAGTGAATCTGCAATTGAGTCTCCCTCAATTAATAAAGAATCAGATGCTACCGACTCCAATGGCATCGGATTGCGGGGACAAAGTGACAGGATTGGAAACTCAAGATTCACTAACAAAAAGAGCAAGGCAAATAACTGGGCAAACTTCCCAACTGTCTCCCCAATTTGTGATGGAGATGATGGGATTTCCGACAGATTGGACGGAATTACCTTTTCTAAATGGAGAAACGAATCAATCAAAGCAGGAGGAAACGCAATCGTCCCACAAGTAGTTTATCAGATATTTAAAGCAATCGAGCAGTATAATCAACTTGATAAGCAACTATCTATATGAAACCTTTAGACATTCTAAAACAGCTCAAGCAAGATTCTATGCTAAAATCCTATCCTAATGTGCCCAAGTATGCTATTTCAGCACCAAAGTACGAGGATAAGACAGCCAATGGCCTAACCAAGTGCGTCAAGGAGTTCCTAGAGCTTAGTGGATACCAAGCAGAGCGAATCAACACTATGGGTAGGCCAATAGACAAACGCAAGCAAGTAACCGATGTAATAGGCAGAACCAAGACCATCGGATCCATGACATGGGGTAAGTCAACGGCCACCAAAGGATCAGCGGACATTTCAGCTACAATCCTTGGAAGGTCGGTAAAAATAGAAGTAAAGATAGGAGCAGATAGGCAGTCAGAACACCAGAAAATCTATCAAGAAGCTATCGAAAAGTCTGGAGGTCAGTACTGGATAGTGAAAAACTTTGATGACTTCTATAAAAAATATGAAAATTTTCTTTTATCCAATAAATCAATAAGTTAATATTACAAGACAAAACAAAAACAAACAAAACAATGGCAAATTTATCAGAAATCTTCCTCAAGCAGGAAACATTAGAAACCTTACTTACCACCGTTAAGGCAAAGGGTTTAAAAGGAGTCTCTCTAACCATCTCAATGAACGATGAGGCGAACGATTACGGTCAGAATGTGCAATCTTATGTCTCACAGACAAAAGAGGACAGAGAGGCTAAAAAGCCTAAATTTTGGACGGGTTCAGGCAAAGTATTTTGGTCTGATGGAAAACCCGCAATGGTAGTAGAAAAAAAGCAAGCGCATCAATCTAAAGCTCAATATGCCGAGAAAGAAAGCAACGACCTCCCATTCTAAGTTTATCCTCAAGCGTAGGTTTATTAATAACTTTAATGAATATACAGAGTGGCAAGATATCGGATATGGAGAGTTTCTCTCCATTGAAGATGTTCAAGACAAAATCAAGCTCATGATTCAGAACTATAAGAATAAACACATGGAGGTACACTTTGAAATGAATGGTAAATTGCTAGATTTTAATGGAAATGAAATATCACATCCAATTAAATTTACACCAAAATGAAAAAGCATCTTTTGCAGTTACTTAAATTTATAAATACAGCTTTCGGTTTTATGACTTGCCTATATTTAATAAGTGAGTCTCTAGGGATGTTTGCATTGGTACTTGCTATCTTCATCATTTACTTAAACATAATTATTGATGAAATACTCAACGGAACAGATTAAAAGAGCAGTTCGATCCTGCGTATGTTGCCAAAACAATGGCTTAAAAGTACATCTTGACATGGAAGACCATACCGAAGCTGGAGAGATATTCTTTAACCATTTCAGTGGCATTGTGGAGCCTAGACTTACCCAACTGCTTGAGAATACTAGATACGTTATTAAGCTACAACTTATTACTAGACACTTACAACACAATTACAAATGATAAAATATAAATACGAAGAATTGGACTTTCATGTTGATTCAGAATCAGGAAACTTGGTTATCGACTACGGAGAAAATGTAGTTGAAATAGAAAATCACATTGCAATAGAGCTTGTTGAAATATTGAGACAGAAACTCTATTTGCATAGAGAACAAAAAGAAAGTGTAATCAAACGATTCTTTAAATAATGGAAGAAGCTCAAGTACTCAATCCCTTTGGATACCTATCTGCTACCAAGGTACTCGATGAAAACCGCAAACCTAGTGAGTGGTGGATTGAGTACCTAGAGTTTAACGAAATAGTAGCTGAAAACGAATTCTATGTTCTTTTTTCAGATGGGTTACTGGTTAAAAAAGGAAGGTCTAAGTTTAGGACTAGCCAGTATTTAAAATCAGAGAAGTTTGTATCATTTAAGGAATTTTTGGCACAATGTGACAATTAGTGCCGAAGTATAGTAACTAGTCAGGTGGTGGAATGAAGACACACATTGGAACTGCTTGTAAAAGTAATGGCACATTGAGATAACCTTAGATGTGCGTGCAGGATCATAGCCTGCCCTGACTACAAAATATAAAAACATGATACCACCATTTGCAATCCAAGTAGAAGAAGTCCTAGAGCATATTCATAAAATGCTTATCGACAAAAATCGTAAGTACGGAAACTCTGCATTAGAGCCTCTTGGCGTGTTTAGTCAGTTGTCCGCAAAAGAAGGACTACTGATCCGAATTGATGATAAGCTAAAGAGAATTAAAAACGGAAGCTTAGAGAAAGATGATGAGGATGTGGTAAATGACTTAATTGGTTACCTTGTCCTGCTGAAAATCAGCGATAATGTAAAGTAGGATTTACAAAATGCACAATAAATGTGTAATATATTGCACATTAACCCAGTTTTTACCACTTAATGAATGAATAATCATGCCTGATATCACGATGTGCCTAGGGACAAACTGTCCCTACAAAGAAAGTTGTTACAGATTTACGGCAAAGCCAAGCGAGTATATGCAATCCTATTTTATGAATCCGCCTATTAAGAATGGCAAATGCGAAATGTACTGGGGTGATTTAAGCGAAGCTATTTGGGGTCAGCTTCAAGATATTGTAAAAAAGAAGTAAGATTTTAGTAAAAATTCATGCAAGTGTCGACAAAATGGAGACAGTTGGACACTAATATTGTCGATTTTTGGGACGAATTTATGTAAAAAGGTAACAAGCAACTTATAAGTTCACAAATTGGGAACTTTTATTAACCTTTAGAATAACTTTTTAGACACTCCGATTTGGTGTACTTTTTGCAAAGGCTGAAATTGATAGGTAAACAAATACTTATTGTCCAAATAGCTAAGCGATGCGCTCGGCTGGATCAATGAATTAACACCAACACCAATGTAAATTCCTTTAGCTTTTTTAACGATTGTCTCGGTTTTTGTCTCCGTAATAGTATTTGTCACCACGGGTATCTTATAATCGTTAGTAGCGGTCATTTTAAGCACTTCTCCGAGGACTTCTCCGCTTACATAGGTATTACCATATTCAAAAGGTAAAGTGGTCTTAAAATGGCTAATTTGTGGCTTAAAATCGATTAGTACTGTATCCCTAATAATCTGTGATTTTATCCACTTTTTCGGCACATAAACTGTGTCTTTAACCTCCACAATCAACGTGTCCGTTTTTGTCACAGTTTCATATTTGTAGACAGTCTCTTGCTCAGGTTTTGGATAAATGACAAAAGTCAAAATAACACCAATTAAAAAGGCAATTATTGCAATTCGTTTGCGCTCGTCATCTAGTAACTGTCTCATTTTTTTTCTCTGAATTGTACATAACAAATTACCAAGCGCTGATCCATACGCGGAAATTCTCGTTCCATAACTGGGTCGGCTACACATCTAGCGACAAAATCGCTTTGACTTTCGACAGGCTTTGGCTTTGGTAGTGGCATTATTGTTCTATAAATAAGTTTTCATCGTAAAACATTTCTCTAAAAATATCTCTGCATTTCTGATATGTCTGATATTCTTCATCTGTAAGGTCATTGTACTTAATTATACTTCTTAACTTTTCATCGTAATCGTAGGAAATTCCTTTTAGCTTTTTCCCATTAATAGCAGCTTGAAAATCATATTCATCGTCAGGCAAATCAAACTCTAATACTACTTTCATATTTTCCAGCGTGCTTTAGTTCCTCTAATATCGTAATGAATCCAAGTCTTGTAAATTCCCAATCCACCCTCTTTCATTTTGCCATCTTTAATCAACAACTCGATTGCCTTAGCTACATTCTCTGGTTTCATTTTTGCAACCTGAATGTCGGCAGCCATCCCTAAGACATGAAAGCTATTTAAAGCGCCTCCAATTTTTGCATTGTGTTCTTTGCTTCTAAACCCTGAAGTAATACGTATTGGCTGACCTAAATTCTTACGTAGTACCTCCAAATTCTTAGCTAACTCTGTTAGGTTTTTAAGCACATCATTAGTAGGAGCCTTTCCATCAGCTGAGGCAAATTCATCTAGACTAAAGTTTGTAGAAAGTTTCATCTTGTAAATTTAGCAAATTATAATTCCATCATCACATTAAACGGCAATCGACCATAATCTAAGGTAACACCAACACCAATAGCTGGCTTCCTTCCAGACTTAGCATATGCCATTGCATAACTATCCTTATCAATTCCGCATCCAACTTGCTTACCAAATATCTTAAAGTTTTTACCAACTACGAAGTTGGTGTAAGCTTCCGTATGTCGGTGACCTTGAACGGTGCTAATTAAGTCCGCTTTGGCTCTAGCAATTGCTCCTCCTTGTTCGCCATGTACGTACAAAACATCGTTTAAAATATGCTCTTCGGTAAATTCCCATGCTGGAGTCTCCAAGACTTCTTTGTAGCTCTTAATCCACTTTTTAGAAATACCGGCAGTAAAAGCCTTTCGCATTACTAATCTGTCGTGATTCCCAATGATTACAACCGCCTCTGGAAAAGCATCTCGCCATTTTTTAATCCTTTCAATAGCATAGTTTAATTCATCCAAGGCACTCATGCCGTCAGGATCAGTCTCATGGTAAGATGCATAGTGATTGTCAATAATGTCACCAATAAAGACAACCTTATCACATTTATAACGATTCTTCTGTTCAATACAAAACTCCAAATAATCATCAAGGCAAAAAGGCTCGTGTAGGTCTCCAATTTCTAAGACCCCACCCCCCCTATTTGAATTTCTGATACCTTTAATAATTTCCCACTCTTCGCGGTTTAATCTCGGTCTAAATTCTTCCATTTATAGAATTAGGCTGGTTACAATAGTTTTAAGTAGGTCAAAAAATGAACCTACGGAATGCTCCGGTAGAAAGTAGGCAGCAACTCCGCCGACTACAATTAAAAAAACCGCCCAAATTCCTAGGCGGATGAATTTTGATTTTTCAGCGTCCTTGTCCACGATATGTTTTTGGCTTTTGCTCATTTTTAGAATAGGCTTTTTTAGCTTTTCCGTTCCTTCGCTTGCCGAATGAATTTGGCTTAGTTGCTTGTACTGCCTTTGCCATTACTTTTTAAATATTTTGCGCCAAATGCCTTTCATGTCCTCCAAGAAAAACTCGCTTTTCTTTACTTGCTCCCAGACTTTAATAATCAAACCGACAAACGTCAGTAAAAGAATAAGAAATTTAAGGCTTTCGTTCATATCAATAATCGAGGCAAGCGTTCCAATTATTCCTAGGCCTAAAACTTGTTCAAATGGAGGGACGTGGTGCATTACATTTAATTAATTCGTTTATCAAAAATAAGGCATTTTAAAGCAAATAAAAAAGGGCTATTTCTAGCCCTTTAAATTTAGTAGTCAGGACAGGATTTGAACCTGTATGAAGGGTTTGTTGTGCGGTATTATGTACCCTTCTAACCGACACTTAGCGTCTACCAATTCCGCCACCTAACTTTGTTACCATTACTTTTCTTTTAAAGCCTCGTAAAGCGGCCCTAAAACAAGCACAGTAAAGCCTTTAGCCTTGACCTTTTCCTTTACTAAATCCGCGTCCGATTTGCTTAGTTCAATGTCTCCCTCGGAATAGTAAATTTTCTTAGCCAGCTCGTAAAGTCTTATCGGGTCTTCTTTCTCTTCAGCTGAAAACAAAGCGTTTCCGACCATCTTAGACAAGTACATAAACTCGCCGTTTTCGCTTGTGATTTTGTTGCCTTCGATATCAGTTAAGGCAATTGCTAGATTTACAATCATATAAGTGTAAGGTTTAATTTTTCGGCAATATAGGTAAACGCATAATCGTTGTCGCCGTCCCAAGCCAAATAATTTTCTCCATCCATTGTAATGTTACCCTCCGCAAGCGTTTGACCAATTACCAAAGGCATTGCCTCTGTTCCTTCGCCACTTGCACAAAGCGAATAGTAAAAAGAGCAAGACGATTGCAGGTTGTCGTTAATAATGTAGGCGTTTAATAAGTTAGCCTCTTGGCTTTCGCCGTTTTTCCAAATTGTTACTGGTTCGATTGGTTTCATATTTTTAGTTTTTTAAAGTGTCGATTTCTTGTTTTAACTCTTGAATTGCTTTTATTAAAATATAAGGCAAAACGCTTACCGAAATGTTTTTAAATATTTGGCCTTTTTGGTTTGGTCTATTTTCGTTTACAATAAATGGAAAACTTTTTTCAACCTCTTGTGCAATTAATCCAAACTCTTTTTTATCGCCATCTTGTTGCTCATTCCAATTATAGTTAACTACATTTAAATCCATTACTTTTTGCAAAAACTTATCTGTTACGCTTTCAATATTTTTCTTTAGCCTTATGTCTGATACAGTTGCATAAACCCCATTTCCATAGATATAAAATTTATCTGCACCTCCTGTTGATGCTATATAATGGTAACTATTTAAATTACTACAATTTGAACCTAATAAAGATACAATTGCATAATCTCCAGATGAATTATTTCTTTCATTTGAAATATTAACAACTTGTCCAGATACAGATGCGGCAACTTCTAATTTTTTTGTTGGATTATTTACCCCAATCCCAACGTTGCCGCCGTTTTTAACAGTCATTAAATTAGTCAAAGAGCCGTTAACAATGTTTAAATCTCCAGTTGTTAACAATCTAACGTTGTCCGTACCCGAATCAATTCCTAAAGTTTGTATATACAAGCCACCACTTGAACGTTTAAAGCGCAAATATTTACCATTGTCCAAATACATTTCATTACTTGCGTAAATATCCCCACTAACTTGCAACCTTAATCCAATATCCGTTGTCGTTCCAATCAGCACGTTGCCGTCAGGAAATGCAATGTTAGCAGCCGTTGTGCCTCCAACGCTTAGATTTTGAATAATTGCAGTAGTATTACCTGAAGACGCAACGTGTCCCATTCTAAGCAATGAGCCGCTAGATGATAAAGTAAAAGAATTAGTACTAAGGAAAAACCCATTATTTGGACTTGCACTTTGTCCTGTAACTTGCAAAGGTGCAATTGGATTAATGTGACCAATCCCAACGTTGCCGCCTGAGCTTATAAATACATTTTGATTAGTCCCATCCGCACTAAATGCAATTGGGTTTCCATTACTAGATTTAAAAAGCCAAGTCGAGTTATTTGCGTTTTCATTTGACCATCCAATATAAGCCATTTCAACAAGGCCTGCCCTATAAAATCTAAAAGCATTACCATTATTTAAAGTTGAACCCAAAGCGTTTAAACCATTAGCTATTACACTACTTGTAAACCGCCCAGTTCCGTTAACGTCTAGCTTAAAGCCAGCATCTGTGGTTGTGTTAATTAATACGTTTCCGTTTGGATATTTAATAGTCAATCTTGGCGTTGTTCCAGCTTCCCTAATTTGAAAGTCATCTCCAACAGTTTGTAAATCGTAATAATAAACAGTTGAAGAGCCAATTCTCAAATACCTGTTTGCACCATTCGTTAAAGTAATATTGCCACCGACAGATAAATCACTTCCGTCAAAAAATAAATCTGAATCACTTGTAATTGAGTTGGTGCCGTTCCAATAAGCAACTTGGCCGTTTACACCAGTTCCTGTTACAGGATTGGTCAAAGCGTTCTGCTTAGAGTTAAAGGTTGTCCAATCGGTACTAGATAACAAGCCATTTTGCGAGCCGCTAGCCGTTGCAATTGCTAAGGTAATAGTTCCGCTTGTTGTTATTGGAGTTGAGCCTATAGTAACGCCGCTAGTCGCCGAGGATAAGCCGACCGAGGTAACCGTTCCAAGGTTGGAAGTTTTGTTATTAAAAGTCGTCCAATCCGCAGAACTTAAAGCGCCTCTATTTGTCGCGCTTGCCGTTGGTAGATTAAACGTATGGGTATCCGTTGCGCTAGAAATTGCAAAATCTGTTCCGCTAGTCCCAACCGCAAAGAATTGGACTTGGCTAGTCAATCCGTTTAAAGCCGTTAAACCAGTTGTAAACGTGGTTATAACTTGGCATAAATGGTTGTTTTCAGTATGCAACGTAATTGTGCGGCCTGAGGTGTTAACGTAGTACCTCAACGCCAACCTATCTGTTAAAGTTAGAATTGTTTCAGGCACCGCTAATGTGCTGAAATATGGGTTTAGGTTAGTTCCAAAAGCTATTAATTCAGGAGCCGAGCTACTTGTTGCAATTAAAGTAAATGTTGTGCCGTTGTACTTATAAAGCTCAACATAAAAGGACGGCGTTCCTCCACTACTTGATGCGCTAAAATAAGTCTCTAAGTTCCAGTTTCCAGCTGGAATAAGTAGTTTATTAGG